AGAGTAACCTCGCAGTTCCAACACTAACAACTGTCCTATGTGAAACTCATACTAGTTAAGTTGTTCTGGTCAGTGCCGAGCCCCTATTCCGTTAGGAGTAGGAGGTTTGGTAGACTGGGCCAGCTTAAAATAGCTGTGTGGATCATCTGATAAGAGAGTGGTTAGGATCGCGGCTGCCGAGGGGTGTCGTACCCCCAGCGTTCAAGAAGGCTAGCACCCTACCTTGGGCGTGGCAGAGTCCCTAACACTGCGTGAAACTTATATAATCGTTGCTACAATGACTAGATTAAGTACGATAAGGAAGTTAATCCCTATAGTATTAACCTTGTATTGTGAGCAGTACGAAGTATACAGTACACGTGTAACAGCTTACCTGGATACATTTTCACATAATGTGGACCACCAAGGCTTAGAACAGACTGTTCGAAGGTATAAATTCCTTCGGCTATCTGTTTTAAGGTACCTTAGTGGGAATCCACTATATGAACTTGAATCCGTAGCACTAGATTCTTCAGGTTTCCCGAAGGAGTTGTCCCTGTGGAAATCTGACTTAGATAACCCTCAAACTATAAGAGTTCTTCTGACATTGTTAAATATCGGAAGAGCTTTTAAGTTTAAGGCTATTCTAAAGTTGGATACCATAGAGACTCTTTCTAAGGGAATTCCTCAAAATGAGGACACTATACAAGTGATCTGTAAGACTCTAGGAGTCTACCCTCAATCTTTGAATTGGACTGATTTCCATTTCTCCACTAAGAGTGGCCCTAACGGTCCTGCTTTGGCTTCAGCCTTAACTGACTTGGACGCTATAACACCTCAACAAAAGGAAGATATTATCCTTTTGGGTGGGTTAGCGCTTCAAGTAGCTATGACTAAGCCTTTTCAGATGACCGGGATAGGGTACTCTATGATGGATATTTGGAGGTTAATCCATTCAAAGGCTGAAAAGTATTCTCGTAAGCTTAGTTACTTTAGTGATAAGGAGGGTAAAACACGAGTGATAGCAATCCTTGATTATTGGACTCAGACAGCATTAAAGCCTCTTCATGATGCTTTAATGGGTATATTGCGAAATATACCGTCTGATTGTACCTTTAACCAGGATGACTTTCAGTCGTCTTTACCTTCTACCGGTCCATACTATTGCTATGATCTCTCCGCTGCAACAGACAGAATGCCTGTTGACTTTCAAGTTAGTGTTTTAACTAACCTGATTGGGAGAGACCAGGCATTAGCATGGAAACGCCTGCTAGTAGGAGAAGCCTTTGTGAACAAAGATTGCGACCACCCGATTTATTATCGGGCGGGGCAACCGATGGGAGCATACTCCTCTTGGGCCGCGATGGCTTTAAGTCATCATGTAATGGTCCAGTTATCAGCAATTAACGCCAAGGTTGTAAAACCTGGGTGTTATTTTCCTGATTACTGTCTATTAGGTGATGATTTAGTTATAGCCAATCGTGAGGTAGCTCTTCAATATAAAATCTTATGCTCTCAGCTCGATATGCCAATTTCTGATGAAAAGACTCTAGTGTCCGATAGGATGCTAGAGTTTGCCAAAAGGATTGTCATATCGGGTACTGAGGTGTCAGGTTTTAGTATCGGAGGTCTCTTAGAGACTTGGAAGAAGTATTCACTTCTTCACGAGTTTCTTCGAAACCAAGCTACTCACGGATGGAACTTGCCTATCTCTGAGCACCCAGACTTGATCCGAGCCATGTTTTGCTTCTTTAAACGTCCTGCGCAAGCAGAACGAATAATTAAGCTATACATGGTTTACCACTATATAGGGAACTTTATCAGTAAGGTTACTGATGAGAACTCTATATCCTGTGACCGTATTAATGCGGGGCACTCATTAAGAGTGTCCGTGCAGCAATACTTCCACAGAACTTTTCCTTTATGGGAGTTTATTTCGACTCCCGAGATGTTAAATCTCCTCGTTGATTTTATCAAAGAGATGAAGTTAAAGATAGCGGTATCGGATGTTGAGAGATTGTTTGAGAACCGGGATACCATAGTAACAACTATGGATAACCAGGCTCTTAAACATCTCCCAAGCTTGAATGTCCAGTTATACCAAGCTCTAAGACGTGAGACGCTCCCCGTTATTAGTGTTGCGAATACCCTTCTTAGACTTAGCGTTGACGCCGTTAACCGATTGGTTAGTGACGAAAACGTTAATATCTTTGAATTAGGTATATCAAAATACTATGTTGGAGAAGCTATCTTTAGCCTTAGAAGAGCTCGGTCTATCTCGCTAGCTCAGGCCCGGTTAACTAAGCAACTTTTAGATGTTTGGCAGGATCG